CAGGGGACAGAGGGGAGCAGTGCTAATCGTGGTTTGGACGCGAGCCTGATGCAGCTCGTCATCCATAAGTTTGAGGACACCGTGCTAGAGGACTATGACGACATTTACGAGGATAAGCGTAAGGGCGTCTTTCGGGACCATCGTGGCAGAGTAGTCGACGTCGAGCAACTCGATTTCGGCTTCATGCTCACAGATAGGTCCGGGAGGAAGCGCGCGCTCCCGCGTGATGCGATTAAGGACTTCATGGAGATCCAAGAGAGACTAGAGGATGAGGGGATTGGCTCGCGATTTGAATACGCACAGCAACCATTGAGAGTGGACACCAGTCCTGTGGCTATTGGGTTCAACGACGAACAGAGCATTTTGGGCGCCAAGGTTGACCCACAGCCTATTGCACCGGTCACGCGTCCACCAACGCCAATTGTCGACCAGTCATTTCTAGCCGGGACGCCCCTAGAGGAGGATCCTAAGCGCTTGAAGCCACTTGTGGCTCCCAAGTTCAAGGGGTTCAACCAGGAGGTTAGCGGCATGATTGACTGGGAACGAGCCAAAGCGCTGGGTTATGATCCAGAGAAATTTGCGTTTCCTGAGTACGACGACGCTCGAGCAGGCACTGAGACCAGCTTTAAGAATCACGTTTCGCGTGTTCTGAAGCCTGCGTTCTGCAAGGCCAAGGCTCCGAGCGCTGAAGTGCTTTCAGCGGCGCGCAGGTTCATGCTGGAGTCGCTGTCAAAAGCGAACTATCAGGCGATAGAGGAGCCACTTAGTGATGACAACATTGATGCGATCATCAACTCTACTCTGATCGAAGGTAGTAAGAGCCCAGGCCGTTACTTCATGTCCAACGGTATGTTGAGCAACGAGGCTGTTCTAGAGAAGTTCGACAACAAGGCGATGGCTGAGATGGTACGGGAACTGATGTCTTGCTGCAAGCCGGAGGTGATCAACGTCTTCATAAAGCTTGAGCCCACCAAGCGGCGCAAGTTGCTCGATGAGATGGCTAGACTCATTAGCGGAATGGATTTGCGAGAGACGATCCTTGCACAGGCGTTTTTCGCGAATTTCAACTCTGCGATGGCTGCCAGCTATAAGGCGACTGGCGTTTTGGTTGGTTGGAGCCCGCTTAAACCTGGTGACGGTCGTTGGTTTCACGAGCGCCACAATAGGAAGAAGACGAGATTGCTTGGGTCAGACTGCCAAACTTTTGACTGGACTTATGCTGCGTGGGCAATCCGAGAGGTGTCGGAGATTATTGTCCGCATGGCGAGACGACCACGCACTATGAGCGAGGAGTCTTTTCAGGCGTGGAGGGTGGACGCTAGGAATGTCATCATGCGACAATTCACTATGCCGTTTGCTCTGCCGTCCGGGAGGGTCTTCAATCGTACGTGCCCAGCCATTATGTCGTCTGGTTCGGTCCTCACCTTGGCGTTCAACTCGATCATGATGAAGTACCTCGACACTTGTGCGAAGCTCGAGATGGAGGCAGGCTACACGCTCACGGACCTACTCGCGAAGTTTACTTCGTCGTTTGGTGGGGACGATGGGCTGCAGAATGTCCCTCTAGACTTTGCAGTGGAGGAGTACCGAGATAAGTTGAACGGGTATGGTTTGACTGTGCCTGAGCTCAACACTGCTGATTCGATAAACGGGTGCGAGTTTTTCTCTTGGTTGTTTGGGGTGGATAG